CAGCAGCAGCTATCGTAGTACCTGCAACAGTGCCAAGACCACCAAGACTTTTCTTTATTTGGTTTATTGGCCCACTCGCTTCATTTGAAGCAGTAATTAGAATATCCAGTTTTGAACTCATTTGTACTTACCTTGCCTCTTTTTGTTAGTCTTTTCCCTCACTTGAGCTTCAGCACTCATCATTTGGAGAATGTTCAAAACGTCCTCAAATGACTCGTTGCGAAGTTGCGAAGGTAAGCAGTTAAACTCTCTACAAAGCTGAAGTTCGATGTACTCAGAAGGAGCTTCAGTGCCAACCCAAAGATGGGTCATCACTCGCTCCTTTAGGCGTTTTTTGCTTTTGTACTCTCAGAGAAGTTGATAATTTTGTTCAAAACTTCACTGACGACATGAGCAGGAAGCTCATACGCATCTTGACCAGTCACATCAGAGATAATGTCCGTCACGATACGCTCTGCTTCTTCCTCAGAAGCATCCTTCCCCAAAGCTCTCTGAATTTTGAGAACCTTGCCCCAGGTCACTTTGTTTAAGTCAACCTTGATAGACACAGGTTCCTGTACAACTTCAACTTCAACCATATTTTTCTCAGTCATTTCTTTGTCTCCTTTTTGAAACAAAAAAGGTGGTGGCAGCAGAACCACCAACCACCCTTTCATTAGGTAAAATTCAATTACGCAACATCAGCCTTCAGAATGCCAGGTGTCTTGACAGTGAACTCAAAAAGAGCAATGTCAGCACTGCCAGCATCAAGCTCAGGCAACGTGCAAGATGTGATGGGAACTGCCGCAGCAGAGCCACCAACAGCGCACGTATACTGGACTTCACCAGTTGCACCACCAGCAGGCGACCAGCGCAAGTAGATGGTCTTGTTAGAGCCAGTGTATCGCGCATAGACAACCTCAAAAGCCTCAGACGCACCCTCTGTATAAACAGAGCGCACCGTCACATCTCTTGGTTCAACCTTGTTACTTGAAACCACGATGGACTCACTACCTTCAGCAGTCATTTGTTCGCCAACAGGAACATCACCACCATCAACATTTACAGCAGCAGCCTGCCCACTAATATCAGTCCAGCTACTACCATCTGTGCTAACTTCGACCTTGAAACCACTCTGAGAAATTGCACCAGTTGTTTGTGCCATTATAGAAACCTCCAATTATTCGTTATAAGTTAAATACGCTTCCACTGTGACCCTATACTCATCTTCAATAGAGTCAGAAGACCCACTTACGTTAAACACTCTTGTACTCACAACACTACTATCAACATCTGAACCCAAAAGGTACAGAGCAGCAACCAAAGCACTCTCGATGCTCTTGGCAGAACTATAAGTTTTGGCGAAAATGTCGAACTGATAGCGTGCCTGCACAAACCTGAATGTAGCTACCTCTGGCTTTGCGAGTAACTCATTCCTGTCGATAAGCGTGTATCTGATAGCAGGAAGCGCAACGTTCTGAGGCATTAAGTCAGGGTAAATTCTGTTGGAGACAAGAGTAGCGAGAGAAGCGTCAGAAGTTAAGTGTGTGTATAAAATTGTCTCAATATGTGCCATCGTCACCTCTCATCAATTACGTTCTGAATACCCTTCTCTACCTTCTTGATAACATCCTTTTGCTTCGCATCAGCAGCAGGTCTTAGGAATGGTTTTGGTCTTGCTCTTTTTGTGCCAAGTTCAACAAGATGAGCATATGGCAGAGTTGAACCAACCAAGACACCAAAACTCTTACCTCTGCCCTTGTACTCCCTCAGAGAGCCGTAGATGCCAATTTTTCTGTAGTCAGGAGTGAGTTTTGTATAGCCACCGATATGAAGACTTTTCTTCAAGTCCCCTGTCTGTACTGGAACTCTGCGTTTTGCCTCTTGAACAACATCAAGCGCACCATCAACCAAACCTTCCTTCAGTGCCTTCTCAGCTTCAATACTACTGAGCTTATCCAACTTCTTTGATAGCTTATCCAGACCCTCAATTTTCACTTTCATGTCAACATCAACTCGCAGAAAAGCTCCAAAGACTCTCTTCTTCCATCAGGGTCAATGACTCGCCTAATGTCTAGTATCTTGCTACCCCAAACAATTCTCTGTGTCTCATCAATATCTGTGCGATAGCGAATAGTCACAGTATAGGAAGGCGTAACTGTCTCTCTACCTTGTGTGCTTACCACTGACTCAAGACCAGTCGCATACTTCAATGCCTTGACGTTAGCCCAAACTGTTACAGTGTCAGCCCATGTCTCAGTGACAGAACCAAAGCTATCTCTAGCCTGTGTAGCAGTCTGGAATGTTATTCTGTCTCTCAAGTCGCCTATACGCATCTTAGTACCCTCTATCAGTCAGCAAGAGAGCCTTCACAGCAAGAGGAAGCTCCTTTGGAGTATCACCAAGAACAACAGCCTCTCTATTCTGGAACCAATGACCAACAGTCAGGAGAATTGCCTGCTTGTACTTGTTTGGTACAGCAGCAGCATCACCATAGCCAGCAACGTATCTGACTTTGATAGCTCCAAAAGGTTGCAGGCTATCAGAAGGCCAGTTATATCCAGAGGCAAGAAAGAGCCTGTCACTACTCAAAACATAGTCAGTAGAAGTAACAGTGTGTTCATCACCATTACTGTCTGTATATTTGACGCTGGTAATAGAAGCGATGGGTCTTAGTGGGAGTTGAATGAAGTCTAAAGGCCAAGCATCCAAAGTGAGTTCAAGAGTCTGTGTCACGAAGGAACGTCTTGAAATATCCTCACAGAGTTCTCTTGCAGCACTTGTCAGCGAAGTGATAAGGTCATCTTCCTCAGTTGCACTTGAGATAACTCGCAGATGTTCCTTTACTTCAGATAAACTCACTGGTTCAGCAGCAGGAGCAGTAATTCGTTCTAGATACATTCAACACCTCTTTTACTTCGTTCTTGAACCTCTTCCTTTCTTTTGGGAAGCAGGTAACATTGCGTTTTCACCACTCCCAAGAGAAGTGTTCTCAGAAGCGACAACCATCAAAGTGAAATACTTTGCTGAGCCATCAAGAACCAGAGCTTCAGCTTCTTTGTCTCTAAGTTCAACAATGTCACCAGCTTTTCTTGGCTGTCTTCCTGCAACACAATTTCTTAGCATTTCCACTTTCATATTCTTTTCCAATTAGAAAGAGTGACTACCACTCTATTGCTAGAGCAGTAGTCACTTTGACAAGCATCAATTACGCAACAGCGGAACCAAAAGCAAAGCTCTTGTTGTGGCGCACGTCCACATCAGCCTCTTGGAAGACCACAATGCGAACCTTGCCCGTGCTGGACTGGCTGTAAGGGTCAACCATGATGTCAATTGGCCCCCAAGTGCCAACCAACAGGTCAGCCCAGTTGCCAAAGAACACAAAGCTCTCGTTTGTGCCAACACCACCATTCGAGCGAACAGTGTTGGTCACAAAAGCGTTGTAACCATTCAGCGGAGCAGCACCGTCATTCCAAACCATCACACTGTCAGTCGAAGAAACTTTCGCAGTTGTCTTCAGCTTGCCGCGCATCTTGGCATTCGTGATGTACGCCAGTCTGCCAATATCAGCATTCTGAGTAGCAACCTCAGTCTCAAGAGCAACGATGCCAGCATACGAAGCAGTGAACGTAGGAGCACCAACGCCAGAGATATTTTCGATACCATCAGGCGAGTCAGCATCAACACCACTGTCACCATGCAGCGCAGTGTAGTCAATACCCAACGCCAAAACAGTCATCAGGTCATTACGCACAAACGCTTCAACATCCAGCGAAGACTGAGCAAGCAACTGGCGAGTCACATCCGTGTAAGCACCAATGGTCTTAGGCGAAAGTTCAACCTGACCAACAGTCTGGTTTGAAGCCGTAGGAGCAACACCCTCACCAACCCAGTAGTAAGAGCCAGCACCAGTCTGCTTAGGAAGCTGAACGATGCCACTCAGGTTGCCCAGGAATGTAGCGCCAGCCTGACGGATAACCAGCTTGTTGCGAAGAATGTCATACATGCTGTTGGCTGTCATCGTAGACACAGCACCAGCACCAGTCGTAGCATTCAGGTCACGAACCATCACATCCGTAGGAATGTAGATGCCCTGTGGCTGTCGGCCACGCTTCGCAGCAACAGCGTCAGACACTTCCTTCTCAAAAGCAGCGTCACGCCAGTCGCGGTTGACCAGAGCACGCACAGCACGCACAACACTGAAGTCCTTGACTTCCTTTTCGGACATGCCAAGTTCATCATTAGCCTTCTGCCCACCAAAAGCAAGCAAGCGTTCCTCACGCTCGATGCCCTTCTGCATACCCTCAATTTCTGCATTCAGAGCATTCCACTTTTCGTTCTCAGCAGTATTCAGGTCACGACCCTCGTTCACAGCCTTGTTGTGAATTTCCTTAGCCTCATTGACCAGAGCATTCTGCTTCCGACGCATTTCAACGATATTCATAATTTGTATTTCTCCTATTAGTATCCAAAGAGTTTTAACTGACGTTCACGTTCTTGATGCTTCAGCATCACATCATTTTTATCTTCACTCGCTTCAGCGAGTTCAAGAGCCATACTTCTAGCCTGTACACTTGTTTCAGGGTAAGCAGGGTAAGTAACAACACTCACATCGTAGAGTCTCGAAACAGAGCGAATTTTCCTGAGTGGTGTTCCATCTTCCAGCTTTGACCAACTGTCTTTTCCAACAGCAAAGGCAAATGACATCTGCTTCAAAATTCCCTCACCTACAAGGTTCCAGATGTCTTTTGCGTAGGATGTGTCAGGAAGTTTGAAACGAGTCTTCAAACCAACTTCATCCTGTTCCAAAACCAGTGAGCCATTTGATACTCTTGCCAGTGGGTAGTTACTATCGTGGTTCAAAAGAGCCACAGCGTCATTCCCTAAAACTTCAGCAAAAGCACCTTGCTCAATTTCCTCATAAAAGTTACCAAGCAACTCAGAGCGTGAATTGAAGACAGCAGCGTAGCCTTCTAAGACCTTATCGCCGTTCTCATCCTGCAACGCTCTAAACTCTGCTACGTCAAAGTAGCGAACCTCTTTATTTGTCATTGTTTTTAACCTCGCAATTAGCCTTCAGCACGGATAACACAAGAGCAGCCAGAATGAAGTGGCCCATGACGTTTTGCACCGTGTACTTCCATTTGAACAACCTGACCATCAGCGCCAAGACCATCAATAGTTGTGCCAGCCTCGATAAAGTAATGTTCGATGCCCACTACCTTGCCGCTGAAGCGTTGACAAAAGCTGCAAGCGCCAGGGTTGACAACCCATCTGATACGCTTCACACCAACCGTTGCATACGAGAAAATGACCAGTGCGTTCAGACCCTCAAAAACCAGGTTTCGCGAATTCTTTTCAACTCTTGAGTCTTCCCACTTCGTTATCATTTCATCGAAGTTCTGCTCAACATCGTCACTCTCAAGGACTGTGTTAATGTCTTCTTTTGACTGTGTGACGTATCCAATAGCAGAGACTCTCAAGAATTCTCTGACAAACTCTCTGAAAGCATCTTCAGTAAATTCCTCGCCAGTCTTGCCAAGTTCCTTCATTGCTGCCGCAAAAGCCTGTCTAGCCTGAGCCATCAGAGCAGGTGTCAAGTCACGTTCAAAAACACCCTTGAATTCCTCGTAAAACTCTGTCAACCAAGCATCAAATTCAAGACGGTTGCGCTGTTTCATATACTGACCAAAAGCCTTCTGAACAGCCTTCGTTTCACGTCTTAGGCAGCGTGCAAGAGCATCTTCAAACACAGGCACAAAGCTATCGGCTAGAAGAACTCTGTCACTCGAAAAATTGTCATCATCCTCTCTGAATTCAAGCGAACCATTGTCTTCCTTGACAGCGAACGAATATCTCTTTTCCTTTTCGACTTCCAACTCTCTCTGTCCAATAGGAGCAAGGTTCAATGGAACGAAGTGTTTGTCACCACCTTCAATGGGGTTTAAGTTCTCTCTAGCACGCACTTCATTCACAGACATAAACCCATTTTGGATAGCTGTTGAATAAGCGTCATATCGCTTCTCTGTGTTTGCACGAAGGAAGCTGTCAACCAGGAATTCAGCAAAATGAGTATCCTGCTCATCACCAACCAAAAGCTGCTGTGTGATAGTAGCCTCGAAACTTTTCAGGTAAGGCATTAGCGTGTAGCGCAGGAACTCCTCACCCATTTCTTCGACGTTGCCCCAAGTAGCTCTGGACATATCCCCAAGCATGTGTGGTGGAACTCTAAAAATGCGTGCAATTTCTGTTACTTGGAACTCTCTCGTACTTAGCAATTGAGCGTCTTCAGGAGAAAGGCCAAGAGTTTTCATGTCCATGCCTTCCTCAAGTACCATTACTCTATGAGCGTTACTCAGGCCAGCGTTTGAGGTTTCAATTGCTCTCTTGAGTCTGCTTGCAGCTTCAGCAGAGAGTTGACCAGGATGCTGCAAAACCATTCCTGCACTTGTTCCATTCTTGAAGAAGTTAGCCCCATATTCTTCAGCAGCCATCGCAAGACCAACAGTATTTGCGTGCAACTTAATTGGCGAGTAACCAACAAGACCATCGAAACCAAGACCAGGAACATGCCAAACACGATAAGCAGGAAGGCGCACAGCAGTTCCATCAGGAAGCTCTACGTCAAAGTATTTCTTGCCATCAACCAAAACAGGAGTCACTCTGTCAGGTCTCAGAGGTATAAGAGCCTCAATTTGACCATCCCTTGACCAAACAATTTCACAGTAAGCGTTTCCCCAAGTTGTCAAGTGAACCATCATCAACTGACGAAGATGGAACGAAGACATTAGTTCGTTTGGGGAACGATGAAGAACTTTGTACAGTGGGTGTTTCGTCGCTCTAACCTTGTATTCGCCATCCCTCTCATAGAGGAATAAAGGAATTTGAGCAACCGACTCTGAAAGCACTTTCACAGATGCCCATACAGCAGTCTGACTCAATGCTCCATTAGGAGTAACGTTGACACCACCACCGAAACTGCCGTTCATCAATGCCTGCATCAGTTTTGGTGAAATGGTCATATCACGTTTTTCAACGTCTTCAGCTTCAGCTAGACGCGAGAAAATTTTGTCGAACCAATTCATGTATTTACCTCTTTTAGTCTTCAGACTATCGTGTATAAGAAAATTGGTAGAGAGCCTATAAAGACCCTCTACCTAAGACAACTGGGAAAGGAGAGAAATAAAACCAGTTGTCCATCAAACATTCTCAAAAAACCAGAACATCCCTGTCTTCATAGACCGAAGACTTTTTCCTCTCACTGTCATGTCTATTCAACCTGTCAAGAGCCATGATGAGAGCAACGATGCCATCTATCTTTTCCTTGCTCCTGGCCTTTGAAGGCTTGATGTTTCCAGCGTCATCACTGACTACAATTACATTCTCTGCATTCCATCTGAGAACAGGTTGAGCACCATGAGACAGTTTTCTGTCCAAAATGAGCCTGTACAGTTCCTTCGATGGTGTTGACATTGAAGCGAACCCTTGCCCCAACTGAACCATTGTCAAGCCAGCGTCAGCTAACTTGGTCACAATTGCAGCACTGTTCCATCTATCAAAAGCAACATCGACAATTTTGTACTTCGCAGCAAGCTCAACAATTTTGTTGTAGACTTCATCGTAGTCAACCGTGTTGCCAGGAGTAGCAAAAATGTGTCCATCCCTTGACCAAGCAGAATAGGGAACCTTGTCCCTACGCTCTCTCTCGATAATGTTTTCTGCTGGTATCCAAAAGTGGGGCAAAACGTAAATTGGTTCTCCTTCCTTCTCAGGCGGGAATACCAAAACAAACGAAGTCAGGTCAGAGACACTTGAAAGGTCAAGACCACCGTAGCACTTGCGACCAGTCAGGTCAGGCAATTTCTCTACGCCACAAGCATCCCACTCAGAATTTGGTATCCATTTTGACTCACTCGATACCCACATATTCAGGTGAAGACGCTTGAACGTATCTTGATATGAAGGGTTGTTCTTTGCTCTCTCACACTCCGCAGCAAGATACTCAGGCTTTATCGTCACTCCGTAGCCTGGGTTTGCCTTCTTCCAAGTCTCTGGACTTGTCCAGTCATCTTGCTCAGTGGCTTGTGTGATGTAAGCGAAGTAACCATCATCCTTGATGCTTCCATTCAAAATTCGTTCAGAGTAAGTCCATATCTCTCTGCAAATACTATTTTCCTCAAAACCTGCTGTAGATATGGACAACATCAACGGTTGTCGTCTAGCACCAGTCGAAGTAGTGAGAGCATCAAAAAGTTCTCTGTTCTTCTGAGCCATCAACTCATCTAAAATGATAGCGGAGCTATTGAAACCAAACTTCGTCTTTGCATCAGCAGAAATGACACGATAAATGCCTTCCATCTTTGGGAAGGCAATTTCATTCTTGTAGACCTTAGCTATCTTTGATAAGTACGGTGAGCCTTGCACCATACTCTTAGCCAAGTTAAAAACCAGTCGTGCTTGGTCTCTGTCAGCAGCAGCAGAATAGACTTCAGCACCAAATTCACCATCTGCGAAAAGCATATAGAGTGCTATTGCACTTGCTAAATGACTCTTGCCGTTCTTGCGTGGAATGCCTACAAAAGCATTCCTGTAACGTCGAAGACCATCTTCAGTCTTCCAACCAAATAGAGGCTCAATAATGTCTCTCTTTTGGAATTCCTCAAGCGTGAAAGGCTTGCCAGCATGTTCACCTTTTACGTGGAATAGAGCCTTCTCGATAAAAGTGATGACTCTGTTGGAAGCATCTTGGTCAAACCAAAATGTCTGTTCGTAGCTCATTCAACATTCACACCTCCCAAGAGTTCCTCTAGGTCAAAATTGCTTTCAACAATTCCAACCCCTAACTCTTTTCTGTCAGCAGGTGTAATGCCGAACTTCGCAGCCAACTTCAAGAAACTGGCTTGTGTGTCTCTGTAAATTTGAAAAGCAGGGTGTTTCTTAAGCATCCCACCATGAGCACGGTCAACTTCACTAAGTCCTTCATCAAGCAAAGTATTTCTTGCTCTCACCATCAACTCAAAAGCGAAACACAGTTCCTCAAAAACCAGTCTGTCTTCCTGCTGAACAAGACCAGCTACAAAGAGCTTGTTCCAAAAGTTCTCGAAAAACGCATAAGCGTATGGTGTCTTTACTTTGTCCATTTTCTACTCTCCTTTTGCCGTTCTCTTGCTGTGATGTGAGCGACAGAGAGCCATCAGGTTTGAGAACTCATTTGAGCCACCGTCCCTCTTAGCAATGATGTGGTGTACTTCAGTAGCAGCCTCAGTCCTACCCTCAAGAAAACAGTCTTCGCAGAGAGGATACCTTCTCAGAAACATAGCTCTTGTCCTACGCCAGTTACTCCCGTACCCTCTCTCTGTTGAAGACCCTCTCCTATTGTCATACTCTCTATCTAGTTGTCGCCGCCTTGCCTTTCCACAGACGTTGCAAACGCCATCAAAAACAAGGCCAGTACAACTCTTGTCAGTACATGACTTTCCAGCACTTTTAGCCATATCTGTTCTCTCTACAAAAGCAGAAAAGACAGGCTCATAAAAGCCTGCCATCTTCTGTATTTACTTGTCTTTTTGGAAGTTAATTGCTAAGGGAAAATTTCAACGAGCTAAGTTCTAAAGCTCTGGTTATATTTTTGTGTCTACCCAAAAAGGTCATCTAACTTCCATATCAAATAAATTTGGTTGCTCTGAGTTAGTCTGTTCTCTGTGTAAATTCTCTATCAGAATGTGTACCTCTAGTACAAGACTCTTAACTTCGCTACGCAGCAACTCAATTTCTTCGCGAATATCTTGTAGCTCCTGTTTAGTTGTTCTTTGCACCATCGCTTCCTCTACCTCCATAAGCAAGTAAGCCACCAGACAAAAGAACAGCTACATTCCAAAACCCGTCTGCAACTGGATACCCAAAAAGTGTAAGCAGACCAGCAATAAGAATGATGCCACCAACAATTGCTCCAATTATCCAGAGGCTCCACTTGTACAGGTCAATTGCCTTCTTGTTCTTCAAAATTTCCTGTGGAATACCTTGTGGTTGAATTTCACTGTCCATCTAGTCTTCCTTTCAAAAGAGCAGAATACCCTCTAATTCCAAGTTGGTTTCTATTCGCACAACTGACTGATAGCCCATAAAGCTCTTGCCGCACATCCTCTTTAGTGCTTCTGTTTGCCAACTCTCCAAAAAGCTCAGTGCAAACAGAAAGAACTCTCTCAGAACGTGTATCGCCAGTCTCTACCAGCTTCGCAACACTTTCACCTCTAACAATGAAAAATGCCGCTGCATTCATTAGTGCTTCATCATCAGCCGTAGCAACATCAAACTCTTCAAAAGCAGCAAAGAACGCACCATCAAAAACAGCAACGCCAATTTCCTCGCCAACCTGATAAGGAATGGACTTCGAGACTTCCGTGACTACTGGAGTCGCTTCGACTACTGGTGTAGGCACAAAAGCCTGAGCTGGTTTGTTGCTAGCTGTCATAAAAATGAAAAGACCAACGATAGCAAAGATGCCCAAAAACATAAAGGCCCAAAAACTAGCTACGATAAAAATAAGAACTTCAAAGAACGACTTGTCTTCACTTCTACTATTCAAACTGTACATACTCACCTCCAATTTTTCGTTACTAATTTCTACCTTTCGCACTTACCAAAAGAGTGGGGTGGTATGGACAGCTTGCAAGTCTATCCATACCTAGTAACGAAAGGAGAAGAATGAATGGGTGCTCTTGAGCTATAAAACTCTTGAGCGACAAAGTAATTATACCACAAATGCATATTTCATTGAAAAGAAACATATATACACAAACTTTCTTCTTCAATTTTTACTACTTCATTATACCATACTCTCACTTTCTCTTGCTTCGATAGTAAGCTGAACTAAGTGAACATTCACTAGATACAGTGACCACTCAACTACATACAGTGTTAGGGAAAGTTGTTAGAAGTCGCTAACAAAACTCAAACACTGAATACCTAGACT